CCTTGAGGCGGTGAGACACATCAAACTCAAGCACTTCACCTGTGTCCGTATACACAGCGCCACCGGCTATTTGCAGCAGCTTGTTGATCTGTACCGCAGCGTTAACCGCGCTAATTTCTTCCCCATCGGCTTCAATCAGCATCTGCTTCTTTAGTACGTTATAGTACTTAACTTGCTGAGGGGACATCACCGACTCGCGCTCAACAAAAGTTAACGGAGGTAGGTCTAAACACTGAGCTTTCTCAAAACGTATAGCGGGCTGAAGAATACTGTGTACTAGCGTCGTAGCATTAGGTTTAGGCACCCATCTAAACGTGCTGACTTTATTCATTACCGTGTCCTTGAAATGCCCAAAGAACGGTGACACTGCTGTGGGGTTTATCAACTTAGCTAGTCCGTAAGCATCCACAGGAGATTGGGCGGCTGGTGTTCCAGTAAGCATCCACAAACCCTTGATGACTTTGTTCAAGTCACGCATGTCTTTCCAACGCGCAGTCTGTGCGTTCTTGTAGGCTGATGCCTCATCCACTACGATCAGGTCAAACCCACCGGCAAGGATTTCCTTCTTGACAACGCCAACACCATCAAAGTTAATGACGACGAACTCAGCGCCGTTATTGATAATCTCTTTGCGCTTGGCTGCACTGCCGTGGGCTATAGCAACTGTACGATGTATAGCAAACTTGAACAGGTCGCCCTGCCATGCTGACTTCATAATCGACAGCGGGCACACCACTAGCACACGCTTAATTAAACCTCGTTGCATCAAATAGTCAACAGCCCAAATCACTGATGCTGTCTTACCTGTACCCTGCTCATTGAAGCAGAAGGCTTTGGGGTTTGCTAATAGGAACTCGGATGTTTGCTTCTGATGCGCGAATGGAGTAAACCCCGGAGGCCGGGGCCATTCATACTCTGATAGGTTCATTTTTTTGGCTTGTTAATTTTGACCGTGTGGTCTGAGTTACGTGTAAAGGAACGGTTTACACTCGGCGCTCTTAGCTTTAAGTTGCTAGGTGCATTAGTACCGCCTTTAGACAGCGGGATTGAATGGTCGATGTCTTTACCGGCTCGGTCAACACCTTTCTTGTCCATTTCACCACGGGCACGTTGGCGTTCAAGGCGAGGCTTCGCTTCGCCTCGGTCAATCTGTTGCTTGTATTCCTTCTTATAAGGACGGGGCTTGTTTACGTATGGCATGGTTAACTCCTGTTGTACTCACACTGCTTAACTGAGCAGAACTTGCACAGCGGGCCGCTGATTGGGTTCCACACTCCGTTCTCTAACGCTGCTTCGATACGTGCTACATCTTGCGCTGGCTTCTCTACGTACTTAGATAGCATCTCTCTGTAGTGGTCGGCCTTAACAAATTCCTTGCTCACTACAAATAAGAGAGCCGACTTCACTTTCTGAATTTCCGGGAACTTGGCGAATAACCCACAGGCGACAAGATCGAGTTGCTTTACATCCGCATATCTCGCATTCTTGCTTGTCTTGTAGTCTATGGAGTGTGCCGTTTTCGTAGTTGGATTGATAATCACCAAATCTGCTACCCCATGCCACCAAACATGCGGAGCATCGAAGTCGCACGACTCTAAATTCCTCGTCAACCCAAATTTGACTTCGCATAGCTTCTCCCCCGGTATCGCTTTCAGTATGTCCAATGTTGGCTGCATGTACTCAAATGCGGAAGGGATCGGGGTTCCATCACGTATATATTCTTCAGCAACTGTATGTGCCGATTTTCCGTACAACGTAGCTTTTGTATCAGGCTCAACCACATCCTTAGCTATCTTGGTGTGGTAATACTTCTTAGGACACTGCTGGAATGTCTTTAAGCTGCTGAATGACCATACGATACTCATGCTGTTTTCTCTACTAAATAAGCTTCGCGTTTACGGGGTTCCCCGTTGCCGCGCACAAATGAATTCCACCAATAGATGCCACTCTTGCGTTGTTTGAAGTGGCCTCGCACGTAGTGGGCTGAAATATCTAAACGGCGACTGACGATACCCTCGGTGGTGGCGCTCTCAATCTCTTCCAAATGTAACAGTGTGTACGCGCTGGCAGAGTATGCCTTCTGTTTCTTGCCGCCGAACTTTATACCTTTGGGCGGTGTCCGTTCGGGAACCTTGGTTCGACCTACTCCACTCTTACAGCTAAGCAAGAGATAGGAAGCGAACATTAGGCACGGGATTTCTGTGGCAGCTTCCTTGATATGCTGTTGTATTTCAGATGTGAGAACTATCTGCGCCATGTGTTCAGGTGCAATTCCAGCCTTTTCTGCCGCCACGACGAACGCTGGGCATGGGATGAGGTTGCAATTAACAGCGCCTTCCCCGCTGGGCTTAGCACTGAGGGACACTTTAAACGCGCCAAGGGCATCCATACCAAACCCAAACAAGAACGTAAAAAAGCTATGCTGGATTCTGCCATCAATAAACTCCCAATATGGCAAGCAAGTGAACACACCCTCATTGATTTCATGGATGTATGCACCGATGCGTGTTACCTCAACGATGCCATTGATAAGTCCGTTGTGGCGTAGCTTACGAATCTCTTCGGTTAGCGGGTACTCGATCACCGTATGCGGATATGGCATGTGCAACTCAGCAAGACTGGGCATCTCAAAAGACTTGGAACGCACAAGCATTTCGGCGCTCAACGCAACTTCGGGCGACAAAATAAATGTCTGCACATCTTTTTTCGGTACGTTGTGCCTAAACTCAACCGGCAACCCAAATTCATTGGACGTTACACGGTCAAAAAACTTGTCGATCAGTGGCTTATCAGCAATCCCCATAACTCTTCCCATACCCTGCCTCGCAGTTCAAGGGTAGTTCAAGCGCCCACTTAGGACGTAAGCGCATACAAAATTCAACGTATTCCTTAGCCGTATCTGCTTGCTGCCTAGATACTACGATAGCAATGGCATCATGGACAGTCATCACTACGCGGTATTTCTTAGCAATGTTGAGCATCTGCTCCCCGATAACAATGCGGGCCAAGGCTTGGCATACGTTCTCTATAACTTTACCACCGTATATGCGGTTGGGTATAGTGGCTTTGCCCTTTTTGGTATCGTACACAAACTCCGTTAATTCTTCCTCGTCTTCTGTGGCGGGTTTAGCAATTTTGCGTAGGTTGGGGTACTTCAAGCGTAGGTCGTTGGGTAGCAGAATGCCCTTGCTGCCGTGTATTTGCAACTTGTAACCTACCCCTAAAGTCGTATGCTTATTCTGTAGTATGCCGTTAAGGGCTCTACCTGCTGACCTCCATAGCTTGGAAATTTCGGGGTACGTAGCCCTATACGTATCAATAATGCGTTTGGCTTCGGCTAACTCAATGTCAACACCAAAGGTCTGTAACTGCGCCTTGAACTTAACCGCCCCCATGCCGTACCCTGCGCCAAGGATAGTGGTCTTACCTACGAATCGCTCGTCTTTGGTAATCTCGCTCTCAGGCTTGCCGTAAATAGCCGAGGCCATAATCTTGTAAACGTCCTCACCGTTATCAAACGCCTTCACCAAATCATCTTGCCCCGCTAGCCATGCCAGCGTACGCGCTTCAATCTGAGACGAGTCTGAATCCAGCATCACGTAACCATCAGGCGCAATGATGGCTTGTTTAAGTTGGGAATTACGTGGTAGGTTTTGGAGGTTCAATTTGTCATCGCCGCCCCAACGCCCTGTGTGTGCTGCATAGTAGCGTAGGGGCACTGGCATGAGTCCTCGGTTGGCAATCCCAATAAACCGCTCGGTTCGCGTCTCTTCGATGGTTGACTTGGTTCCTAATCGCGCAGCTACCAATGCTTGCACCTGATGTATTGGGTAGTCAAGTAGGGCTTTGAACTCCTCGTCGGTCTTGGAAAACGCATACGTCTGCTTGCCTGTGGCGGGGCTAACCTTCATCGGGGGGAGTACATTAAACGCTCTTAGCAAGTCGGCAAACTTGGGGTTGCTCATCAATTCTTCTTTTTTGTACCCACTTAGTGCCTGTGCTTTTACAAACCTTATTCGATCTAAATTCTCATTCAAAATTGCTAAATCTAAAGCGAGGGTAGGCTCGGTGAACATACGCACCGTCAGGTCAATGAGTCGCAACTCAGTCGGCGGGAACTCACCCATTGCGTTGAACAGCGCCCATGTCAGGGCCACATCGTTTCTACAGTATTCAGCGTATCGTGCAAGCTGGTCGATAGGGAAATCCTTACGCCTAAGCCCAAGTGCATTGACAACCTCGGTTCCCTTAGCCCCCAATTCGTAGTGAGACGCAAGCACCGCTAAGCTACCGCCTACCTCCGTACCATGTAGCGCACGCCCCATGCTCAGCGTGTCCAACCAACCTTTGGGCTTGATACCAAATACCCAATTAAGAATTGCTCCGTCAAACGGCGCGTTGTGCGCCAAGGCTAGCGAGTGCTCCCAATCAAACAATGTAAGGAACTGGTGCAACTCAGCGTGGGTTCCGCTAAACCACACTGGCTCACTGGCATTGAACTGTACTGCAACACCGATAACCTCGAACTGAGGGTCGCGTATGTATTCCTCAGTAGTGAGCTTCTTCAGTCCGTACTCCTGTGAGTAGTACGTCTCAAAATCTATGGTGAGAATGTTCATTTATTTCCCCTTTAAAAACTCGATTGATTCAACAAGGCTATCTAAAGCATCTTCATTGACAATCCATGCCTGCCCACCACAGTCGTGAATTGCGTTGATATTTTTTACTTGTAGCGCAGTAGCTTTGCCCTTGCCAGCTTTGGCTTCGATAGCTAGAAAATAGCCATTGACGCAGCAGAGGAAGTCGGGCACACCAGCGTTGCCGTAGCCTGCGCCAATCGGCATGGCATAGTAGACACCATGCTCTTTGAGGATAGCCTTGATTTTTGTCTTGACCTTAGACTCGGGGGTTGACGCCATCTAACACTCCAGTTATTTATGGCCCAACTATAGCACAACCTTTTACTTTGTCAACACATGGACACAAAAAAACCGCCCGAAGGCGGCTTAGTATTTACCCTAACAAGTTAAGAGGGTAGAGTCTCCTGTAGCTTATTTGCGTACCAAATTAGTTTGCCCACATCCTCAAAGGCATCGCCCTTGTACCCCACTCGACTAGAGTACTTCAGGATGTTGCCCTGCAAATAACCACGGAACTCATCGGGCGTTAGCTTAGCCTTGATGAAGTCGATGACCTCGATACCACCTACCTTGTAATGGGGTGGACTGTTAACCATGTCTACCTTAGGCTCTTCTTGCCTAATCCAACGCGCTTTTCCGTTGCCCATATCGGTTAGCACCAAGCCACCTACTACGTCGCCTAACTTGATAATGTCTCCATCTACATTAGGCTCTTCCATCGTGATGTGCATCGGTGTGTCAGTGGTTACAACTGCTATGGTTTCCCAATCAGCTTTTTTAGCCCGTGTCTTGTACCTACGCTTAGGCACGCCTGCTGTCCTGTCTCGCCATAGCGTGTTATGTACATCGGTTAGCTTGACT